AAGGCGGTTGCATCTGAGAAGGATGATGTAGAAATCGAACTCAGGTGCCCGGAGGCTGATTCCAGGGGTAAGTTTGGTCGCGTTCTCGCCGAGGTTTGGGTATGTGAAGATGATGTCTGGACAAATGTGAACAAGTGGCTCTGTGATGAGGGCTACGCGGTACCCTATGGTGCCGAAAACAAGGCTCTCGTCGAAGGACTTCACCTCGAGAATCGTAAGAAGCTTATCGAGCGCGGTGAGATTCAAGTGTAAGGATATTTCCTCACCCATAAATTACATATCCATTTCTCTCCAGACTTTACAGGTTTCCCACCATGTAAAGCCTTGGATGTCATAAACTCATAGTTATCGAGAGTATCGAAAAAAAGGGCATCACCCTTCTCGAGTTTGTACTCTTTGTTCAAGTTTGGAAATATAGTTTCACCACCTTCATAGCCATCATTCAGTGCCAAAATGAATGTATACATTCTCATATTCTTATCATTTTCAAATGCATCTTGGTGAGGTTTATAAAATCCACCAGGTTCATATCGAAGCACCTGTAATTGTTCACAATTCACGAATGGTCGATCCGTATGTGCGAGACATCTGTCCATAATATCTCGGACAATAGGATCCTCTTTGTCCAACCATGCTGTCTCACTTTTACGAATCGATTCATCTACCTTTTTTTCATTTGTGACAGATGATGTTCCCAAATCACCCTTTGCTTTCTGTATTACATGCCGACATTCATCATCAGTCAAAAACTTTTTGAACACCTTAGGGCTTCTGTATCTGGGTAATATATAGATGACGAGAATGATGATGAACAACAAAAGTAACATCCTAATGTACTCACACATAAATATTTCTGGGAAGTCGACAATTATAGCGTTTACGAATTGAATCGAAAATTTCATTTCCATAGTCCACAATCTTCTGTAAAAGATCGATGATTTCATCGTGTCGTTCTGGTTCAAGAACATACTGTCTAAGAAAATCTCCACCTGTATTGGCGAGCATTTCAAAAATGTTTGAAAGATCTCGATTTTTTTCCACATACTTCTCTTGCCGCTGTAAATAATGTTTGAACTCATATTCGGTAATATCGTTCAACATGTAGACAACTCGTATTTGGGTATTGTCTATCGGTCGCGTATCTATATAGACTAATTCTCGTTCTATTTGATGTACAAATAATGAATATTGGAGTATCTCGTTTGTGGCACCCATTTCTCGCAATTCTCTAAACGAAGGGGTGCCACCACATGGAATATCTCCATGTTCTCGAGACATCATCGTCTTTTTCTTAAACTCTATGAAGTGTGGATTGTGTATTCGACCAGTCTCAATCTCACCTGTTCGCCAATTGAAAGCTGTGTGACATGAAATACACCACATCTGAGCACACCCACTCGTCTTGTGGATGACCGTACCACATTTGGGACACGACTTACTATCTTTATTGAGAAGTTTCATCGTTTTTACAGTTTCAGGGTTGCACACATGATCTGGTACCAATGGATCATTACACTCTTTACAGTATTTACATTCACATAAACCACAGTACCATTCTTCATTCAGAAAACCTTTACATTCTTCTCTTGGACACTGACGTATAAAACGCCTTGGTTCAGAATCCATAAATGATCCATCGTTTCGTAACTGGTCTAAATGTCTATATGTACCCTCCATTTCCCTGTAAAGCACTTGGATTTCACGGGGTATGGGGCCCTCTAATTCAAATACTCTATGTCTTGCATGAAGTTCCATAAGCTTTTCCTTTTGTTGTCGGATGATAGTACGAATTCTACGCATTTGTATTACTCGCTCGACTTCGGGTTGTGTCTCTGGCATGAGAGACTTCTCTCTCTCAAACAGAACATCTTCTCGGTGACGTTTTAGTTTGGTATTTCGAAAATACCTGGTACAGAATGAATCTACAAATTCACGATTCCAATGAGTCTTACATCCCATACAATGTGGGTCTTCAAAGGATTCCAGGATGTATCTCTGAGAACATGAACGACAACTTGTTAAATCACAAAAAGGACACTTGACTTCTTTGTGATTTATCTTGTTTAATTTTTCACAACACACATCACAACTACCCATTAAATTAAAGGACGATTATTTCTTTAAATTGTAATTATTGAAAGGCTACAAACTGACTAATCATATCTCCCATATCATCTCTCTCATAAATCGTCTGTGCGAAAAATAGAGTCATATCTGCCTGTCCATATGACAAGTACGTACTCCGATACTTCTCATATATACTTGCAAGTTCATCTAAATTGTTGTCACACCATTCCTCCACATCCTCTTTCGTCATTCCTCTATGAAGACCAGCTTCGATAAAGTCAGCAACTTCATCACTGAGAGGCATATCTGTCACTACGGTGCAATCGTCGTCAATGTTCATTATTTCTTCTTAGATTTTCGCTTTTTGGGTTCCGACTTAGCTTCTCTTTCTCTCAAAAGTCGCCTCTTTTCAGCAAGCTTGTCATTGAAAGCCTTGTCAGCCTTGGCTTTCGCCTTCATCTTATCAGTTTCAGTGAGCATTTTCTTCGCCGACGTAGCAGACTTCTCAGCGGCTTCACGAATCCTCTTTTTCTCACTGAGTTTTCGCACTCGCTCAGCTTCCATATTAGCCTTTTTCTTGCGCTCTTCCTCCTTCTTCTTGTCCTCTTCGAACTTTTTGCGAGCGTCCACTCTCACTGCACTCTCTTGAATGTCTCTAATCTCATTCTTTGTACTGGCTCGACCTATTTTACCCTTGTACTGAGTCTTTTCGGCTGGTGTCAATTTCTTGAGACGATTTATAGCACTCGTTGCACTTTGACGGTTGAACACCTTCACAGCATTGGCAACCTTCTTGACATTCTCTTGAGTCTTTGGTGCCAGGTTCCTCGCCATCTTGACACGTTCGGGGCCAGAAGCACGAGAAAGTTCCACCTTTTTCCCAGCCAATTTGACTGCATTCATAACCCTCCTTTCCTTGTTTTTCTGGACGATGGCCCTGAACGAGGGCTTGTTAGGCTTGGGTGCATTTGGAGGCTTGGGGGTAACTTCCTCAAATAAGGGATTGACTCTCGGCTTACCTTTCAAAGCCTTCGCATTTTCAAGAGACTTGTTCCTACGAACAGCACCCTCAATCCGACCCCTCAACTTGAACACATTCTTCATGTTCTTCATATCAGCGATGTTCCTACTGAAGTTTGTTTTCGTCTTTTTAGCCAACTCGGTTAACTCCTCGCGTTTTTTATTCATCGCAGTATCACGGTTCTTCTTACCCCTGACAGCAGCTTGAATCTTGGTGGCAGCTCGATCCTTACGAGCCTGTCTCATGACCTCGGCATCAAACAGGTTTCGTAAAGCAGACGCGGAACCATACCGACTGTTCTTGATGTATTTGTCCTTCATATTTTGTGGAAGAATCGACTTTCGAATATCATCACGGAGCTTTTCCATTTCACTGTTATCCTTTTTGATCTTACCAATGGCCCCCGCCACCAAGGACTTCGAAGCATTAGCAATGTTCTTATTCTCCTTCGCTTGAATCTTACCGATGGCCCCCGCCACCAAGGACTTCGAAGCCTTGGCAATCTTTTCTTCCACCTGCTTATCAACCGTGCGACGAATCAGGTTCAAATTTGCACCAGGTTTGTTCGTTTGTTTAACATACCTGCTCTTATTTTCAGCCGGAATGTTCAGACCCACGATATACTTCGAAAGTTCCCGCTTTTTAGCATCTTGTGCCAGGTCGACCAACTGCTGTTCGAAGATCTTGCGTCTCTGACCCACATTGTTCTTGAGTTCCATGACCTTTTCACGATGACCCCGTTTCTTTAGAGGTCCAAGTTTACTCGACTGAATCTCATTTCGCAACTTGACCTTATCGTTCAGCTTCTTTTCCAAGTTGGTAAGTTCGGAGGCTGTTTTTACTCCCTTAATGACTGGATCCCACTGTCCAATTCTACCACCAAAGCGTCCAACTTCAGCTTTTGCTTTTTTGAAGAGCTTATTCCTTTGGGGTGCTAAGTTCAGGTTGGTCATAGCAGCAGAAGCATTGAAGTTGTTTTCCTCCTTGGGTTTAGCACGTTCTTCAGTCTTCTTTTTACCCACAAGACGACCAGCACCCCTCTTACGAGCCTGGTTGAAAATCGTCTTGTTCTTGGATGTGTCCCATTTCTTCATAAACTCCACGACATCAGCGTTCGTGAGACCCTTAATCTGCTTGATCTTAAACTCTACACCTTCACGAACCTTCTTGTTTGTATTCTTCTTGTTGATTTCTTTACCCTTGATGTTCAGTTGTTTGTTGAGTTCAGCCGCAGCATCGAATGTATTTTCCGAAGCGACGAGGTTCACCATTTTCTTAACATTTTGAGCAATCTGATTGTACTCTTCCGCTGTCCTGAAAGGGTTGGCGGCACGAGCCTTTAGACTTGTAATCCGTTTGTTAGTGTGTTTCGCAATTTCATTGAGAACCTTCCGACGCTTGGCCATACGAATAGCATTCTTATTAGGAGCGACCTTATTAGTAGTGACGGTTGTGATAACATTACTCACTAGATTGCTCACAAGATCTTTTCGTTCCTTAGCGTTAGCACCGGTCTTCTTCAGTGTTTCAATAGCACCAATTTTACCCATAGCCTTCTTGAACCTGTTTTGTGGTGTGACCTTCTTGTTGGGCACAGGTTCATTCTTCTTGTTGGGTACAGGTTCATTCTTCTTGTTGGGCATAGGTTCATTCTTCTTGTTGTTGGGTACAGGTTCATTCTTCTTGTTGTTGGGTACAGGTTCATTCTTCTTGTTGGGCACAGGTTCATTCTTTTTGTTGTTAGGAACAACCTTGTTGTTGGGCACAGGTTCATTCTTTTTGTTGTTAGGAACAACCTTGTTGTTGGGTACAGGTTCATTCTTCTTGTTGTTGGGTACAGGTTCATTCTTCTTGTTGTTGGGGAACTTGGGTTGTTTCATAGCTTGTCTCTTTTCTAAAGCTTCTTGAGCAATGGATTTTTTAGAATTGTACTCCTCAGGTTTGATATATTTAATTTTTTTGGTACTGGGTATGGTAGTCTGATATTTACCGAAGACACTTTTCACATTAGTCGCATTCAATTTAGCAACTTCCAAATCCATGTTACGCTTTTGTTTGAGCGAATTGAGATTTACATTAGAGAGAGGTGTATTACCTGTGTACGCTTTCACATAATCTATGGAAACATTTGCATTTGTAGAAAGTTTCAAAAGCAATGCTTTATCATTCTGGAGAACCTTTTTAGTTTCAATCTTTTTAGTCGCATTGTTGTATTGCCTTTGATAGTTGGAATTGTTGACATACTTCAATACAGGCTTCGAAACACGACCAAACATATTCTTACCTTTCGCATTCGCGATGAGTTTAGCAAGTTCACGATCTTTGGTAATCTTTTCTCCGAGTGCGTTTTTATTGAGTGAATCAATGTTCTTACCCACAAGATATTTATTGAGGTAAGGTTTATCAACCTCAAACTCTTTCATAAGATTTGTGTATTTCTGTTTAGTATTGGGTACGTTAGGCACATTGGGAACGTTTGGCTTGTTAGGCACATTGGGCTTGTTGGGCACATTGGGCTTGTTAGGCACATTGGGCTTGTTAGGCACATTGGGCTTGTTGGGCACATTGGGCTTGTTGGGCACATTGGGAACGTTTGGCTTGTTAGGCACATTGGGCTTGTTGGGCACATTGGGCTTGTTAGGCACATTGGGAACGTTTGGCTTGTTAGGCACATTGGGCTTATTGGGCACATTGGGAACGTTTGGCTTGTTGGGCACATTGGGCTTGTTGGGTACGTTAGGCTTGTTAGGCACAATGGGCTTGTTGGGTACGTTAGGCTTGTTGGGTACGTTAGGCTTGTTAGGCACAATGGGCTTGTTAGGCACAATGGGCTTGTTGGGTACGTTAGGCTTGTTAGGCACAATGGGCTTGTTAGGCACAATGGGCTTGTTGGGTACATTCGATCTTCTAGGTACAATGGGCTTGTTGGGTACATTCGATCTTCTAGGTACAATGGGCTTGTTAGGCACAATGGGCTTGTTGGGTACGTTAGTTACCGGAGGTTCAGGCTTAGTATTTTGTCCACTTACCATATTCTTCGTTTTTGGTTTAGAACCACCAAAGAAACCGCCAAAGAATGATGTTTTCTTATTGGGTACGACTTTGTTGTTCCCAACCCCACGATTTACCGTTTTAGGTGCAAGATTCCCACTGTTCCCACCCCTTTGGTTTACTATTTTAGGTGCAGCGGCTACATTTCCCCCCAAAAATTTGGGTTTACTTCCCTTCATAAACATGCTTCCTTTTGGAAACGAAATTCGGGAACTGGGTTGAGAATTAGTAGACGCCTGTGCAAAACTTGGTGGTTTGAACTTTACCGTCTTAGGAAATCCATTGTTCAACCTGTTTGGTTCGTTCTTGACGCCCCCATTATTGAACCCATTTGGTTCGTTCTTGACGCCCACATTATTGAACCCATTTGGTTCGTTCTTGACGCCCCCGTTGTTCAACCTGTTTGGTTCGTTCGTGGGACCCCCATTGTTCAACCTGTTTGGTTCGTTCGTGGGACCCATATTGTTCAACCTATTTGGTTCGTTCGTGGGACCCCCATTGTTCAACCTGTTTGGTTCGTTCAAGAGTCCCACAGTATCCTTGGGTGTAACACCCTTTTTGGTAAGAATTCTCTTCCGAGAAAACTTTACAGGTTCGTGAACGTTCATTCCACTGAGACGCTTACCGATGGCATCCTGTAAATCACGTTTTTTAAGATTTTCAAACTTCTTGACTCCAGCTTTTCTCGCAAGACGCACAAGGTCTTTACGCTTAACTGTGGAACTGAAAAACAATTCGTAATCCTTCGATGTCAATGGTGACTTTTTGTCAATCAAATAGGTCTTAGTGGAGTTCATGATGAGAGGTGGTAAAGGCAGCTTACCACCCTGGATGTCATCATACACCCCACATATTTCTTCTTTTGTGAGTTTAATAGCTTTCCCAGTATTCATCCTTATGAGTTTCCTGAGAGTATCTAAATCCGCGTCGGGGTCGCACGCGTCGATCATATATATTAAACTAACAAAAAAGTGTACTAGTCAAATAATCAAAAATTTATGACACCTGGTTTTTAAACTGTGCCAACGTGATTTTTTTGGAAGATAAGTTTTTTAGGAGTTGTCTGTCTTTCTTGTTCACAGGACGTTTTAGAGATCTCAAGTACTCTTCCGCTTCTGTTCGTATGGCGAGAGCCTTGGACTGTTGTACACCCTGTATTATTCTCCTGTTGTTCGCAGCTTTGATTCGTCTAAGGGTCTTTTCACGTTTAAATGCGCTCATTTTACGGTTGAGATTAAGCTTACGAAGATATTCGGACAACCTATAAGCTTCACGTTTCAAAGAATTGACATTGTCGTTACTGCTTATCAATCTCTGTTTTTCAGTATTAGGTAAGTTGAGTGTGTTGATGTAAACTTGTAATTCAGTTCGGGTTTTCACATACGCGTTTTCCTTTTTATTCTTGTTGTTCAATGTATTTTGAATATTCCTTTTGACTGCGTCGACATTCGTGTTCGATTTTACATTTTGTAATATTCTACGCTTTTCTGTGACACTCAAGGGCTTTTTATTAATGTACCGATCGATTTCTTCCCTCTTTTTACTTATCTTTGTCGCGTTCATTTCATTTTTCAAACGATTAGCCTTAGCGCGAATCGATTTGACATCCTCATTCGTGAGTGTGTCGTTGATTTT